GATAGTATCAAGTTCGGAATAGCAGTAATGAACAACTATAAGATAAACATACTTAAAACCTCACAGAATTTAATTAACGAGATGTATGGGTATGAGTATATTACAGATAAGAATGGCAATGTAACTGATAAGCCACAAGATTATATGAACCACGCAATAGACGCAGCACGTTACGCATGTATGATGAAACTATCACAGAAACAACAAAACAAAGGCAAGTATGCAATCACAATTGGAAAATATAAATACTAGTTGGAATAGAGATGAGATAGCAGAACTTATAGAGTATGCTAAACATCTACAACAACTAAACGAAGACTTGCAAGCAAAGATGATAATGATGAATGCTAAATTAGAGAATGAGGAAGCAAAAGTCAAAAGATTAACACTACTAATAAAACAAATGACCTTACCATATGAAGAAAGAAATTAAAATAGAAGTACCTAATTCTTATAAAGGAATTACACTTAGAAAGTTTTTAGAATTGAAAGCAGACTTAGCAATGTATGAAGATATGCCTGAAGCACAGAATGCTGCAATGTTTTATCATCTATGCGGTTTGACACCAGAGATATTACATAAGATAGACACTAAGACATACACAGAGATAAGAGATAACTTATATTCTTTTATTAATGAGAAAGACTTTGACTTGCAACAAATCATTACAATCAATGGAGTAGAGTATGGATTTGAACCTAACCTTTCTGAAATGGAATATGGTGCATACTTAGACATTGGTAAGATAGGTGAATTAGATATTAATGAAAATTGGAAAAAGGTAATGGCAATACTATACAGACCTATTGAAAAGAAAATAGGTAAATTATATTCTATTAAAGCATACACAGGCAATGAAGATATAGAGCAATGGTTAGATGTTAGTATGGATATCCACTTCGGTTGTTTGTTTTTTTTTATCAATTTGTCACCAATCTTATTGAATTCTATCCTGAACTCTTTGACGGAGACGGAGGAGATGCCTCTCAGTATCAAGCAAACTTTACAAAAAAGTGGGGAAGTTATTCAACAATATACGAATTGGCAAAAGGAGATATTCTCAAGTTTGACGAAATAACAAAACTACCATTGGATAAGTGTTTGCTAATGTTGTGTTACATTGCAGATAAAAACTTTTTAGATACTTTAACATATCAAGAAGCTAATAGGCGAATAGTTCAGTAATGATTTCTACGATATGAGATGTTATTACTATTAAAGAAAGAATTATGGCTAAATGGACTAACTCCCGTAATGGTAGTTTGAGATTATCCGCTAATAGGCAGAATAACTCCGGCATCTATGTAGGCCCAACTCAAGGTTTATCATCACCAAAGAATAGTAGAAGAGGATGTCTATGTTTGAATTCTGACACTTATGATGTAAGATGTTGCAATGGAGCATTAATGGAACAAGGCATTGGTGTTATTCAAGGAACTAGAATACACACAGGTGGTGGATTTAGTGATGGATATTCTGATGGATTTGACAATTAAAATAAAAATAAAATAAAGATATGGCTCAATTATCTAAACAAGCTTTAAAGGTAGGAAATAATACAAGTTTCCCAAATAACAATACAAATTATATTACACCTACAATCCTTAGAGATTTCAATGTTGATATGATTGACTCAATGGTTGATGAAATACCTTATGGAGCATATACTCAATCAGTAAACACATCGTTAAGTAATATTAATGCATTCACTGCATCTGCAAGTGGATTAACAACAGGTAGTTTATTGATTACTGCATCTGCTGCAGGTAATGTAATTACTTTTACAAAGGGTAATAATACTACTTTTAATGTGACAGTTGCAACAGGTAGTATTCCTGACATAAGTAATTTAAATCAGGCAACTGCATCTTTACAACAATATACTGCATCTGCAAATGTTAAGTTCTCTAATTTAGAAACTACTACTGCAAGTTTGAATACATCAGTAAGTAATATAAATACTTTCACTGCATCAACTGCAATCTCTTTAACTAATTTAAATCAATCATCTGCATCACAACAGATTTCAATAGATAGTTTAAATAGTAAGACTGGTAGTTATGCAACAACCGGTAGTAATACATTTGTAGGTAGTAATACATTCACATCTATTTCTGCATCATCATTTGTATCTGCATCTGCGTTTATAGGTAATGGTGGTCAATTGACAGGTATAACTGCATCTATTGCAATTCCTGTAGCTTCTAATGGTGTACCACAAGGTAATGCAACTACATTAGACTTTTATGGTAATGCAGTTGGAGTACAAGTAATAGGTGGAACTGCTTTAATTAATATAAATGCAATTGGAACAGGCTCCTTTAACGCATACACTGCATCTACTAACGCATTTACGGCAAGTGCACAAGTTTCAATAAATAACTTAAACTTATTCACTGCATCATTTAGTACTGCATCTTTAGTATCAACTTCATCGTTTAACTCTTATACTTCTTCTAATAATCAAAGAGTAAGTAGTTTAGAAGTGAATAGTGCATCGGTTAACACTTCTATATCTGCTTTAAATACATATACTGCATCTCAATCAACTGCATCATTAGTAACATCAATAACTAACTTAAATACATTTAGTGCATCTGCATTAGTGTCTATTAGTAATTTGAATACTACTACTGCATCTTTGAATAGTTCAGTAACTCAATTGAATGCATCATCTGCATCACAACAAGTATCAATAGATAATTTAAATGCAGCAACTAGCTCATACATAAAGTCTTCACAAACTTCATCTATGTCTGTTGCAACTGCATCAATTGCATTGGCAGTATCTACATCTATATCAACACAAAACTTACAACACTTTGTGACATTTGTAGATAATTCAACAGGCACTCAAGCAATCTATGTTGATGGTGGAATAAAATATAATCCTAATCAAGACTTATTATTAGTAAACAATATAACTTCATCAGGATACATTAGTGCAAGTAGTTTAAACTTAACTGGAACACTAACTGCATCTTTAGCAAATGGATATGTATTAGTAGGTAATGGTAGTAATATAACTACATTAGTTGCTACTAGTTCATTCGGTGGGGGTAGTACTATACCTGTGGGAACAGTAAGTTCATCTGCACAAATATTAAACTATGGTATATTTGCAACAACAGGTAGTAATACATTTAGAGGTAGTCAAGTATTAAGTGGAAGTTTATTTCAATCAAGTAGTAATTCTATTACAACACCTGATGGTAATACAGTAGGAACTTATATTAATAATAGAGTTGAAATATATGGTGGTAATGGTACAACAGGTCCAACCCCAAGATTAATCATAGGTGCAACTGATGGTAGAAAACAAACATTAGGAGGAACATTTCAAACTATTGATGCAACTGCAACTACTGGTTTAGGTGCATCTTATGCAGCATATTCAGACACAGGTAGTGCAGCTAATTTAAACTTAGCTGTATTTGATGCAAATAATGGTAATGGTGATACTGAAATTAATATTATTGTAGATATAACTGGAACACAATTCAAAGATTGGGATAATAATATAGGTGATTATTCAAATTGGTTAACATTAAGCCCTAACGATGGTGTAACGATACCTAATCCAACATTTACAAGAGGATTAAGTATTGCACAAAATTTAAATGTAACTGGTAGTTTAACTGCATCATTACAACAAGGATATACATGGGTAGGTAATAGTAGTGGCAGAACAACAACAGTTGCTACATCATCTTTTGGAACACCTATACCAACAGGAACAATTTCAGGTAGTGCACAAATAACTGCATTAGGTTTTGTTAGTTCATCGGTAACTGCATCTTCATTAATAACTGCATCAGTAACGAATAATACAATTACATTTACTAAAGGTGATAGTTCTACATTTAATATAACAGTTAATACTGGTAGTGCAGGTGGTGCAGCATTCCCTTACGCGGGTACAGCATCTATATCAGGTAGTTTACAAGTGACAGGAAGTATGAGTGGGTTACCAATCACATTATCAGTAACAAGTAATACTGCATCAATTGATATGACCGCAGGTAATCAATTTGTATTAACACTTCCTTCATCATCAACTACACATATTGCACCTTCATCAATTAAAGCAGGTCAAACAATAAACTTATTAATTAAACAACAAGTAGGGCCGGCAACTGGTAGTATCGCATTCGCCCCTTCAATATATTTCCCATCAGGACTAAAAATGCAAGCAACAGCAACCGGGTCAGCTATTGATTTGATTTCAATGATTTCATTTGATACAACTAATTTGATGGCAGCAAATGTTAAAAATTTAAAATAATATGTTTACATCAGTTGCAAATCAACAAGGTAATGTAGTAACAGAAGGATTAAATGCATGGTTTGACTTTGGTAATACCGAATGTTATAACCCTACATTATACACAGGTAGTATATCTGCAGGAACTATATTTAATAATTTAGCTCCTGGACAATCTAGTATATCTGGTGCAATTAATGGAGCAGTCAATTGGTCTACTGCATTTGGTGGATGCATGAATTTAACAAATAATAGTACATCTACATTAGAATATACCGCAGGATTATCTGCATCTTTTACTATACAAGTAATGTGTACACCATCAACAGATGCATCACCAAATAATAACTGGACTAATGATGGAGGAGGTTGGCCTGGATTTAGACCTGCCACTAACGGATTTGTATGGGCTGAAGAGGCAGATAATGGCAATTATTTAATCCCTATATTGTGGGCAGGTGGTTCAGCGGCAACATTACCTGGAGCTACCGCACAACCTGCAGCCGGTTGGACTGAGTATGCAAGATTTATGAATGTTTATACTTTTTCTACTAATGGAGTTGCTATCCATAATACTTATATGAATAATATAAATAAGGCAACTGATACTACAACTAGAACAAGAGGTAACTCTGCAGTTGCACAAATATATCTAAATTATGACCCTGCAGTTGGAAATAGACATGGGATAGGTAGAATAGCTGGTTTTTTGCATTACAATAGACAATTGAGTGATGTTGAAGTATATCAGAATGCACAATTTTACATGAACAGATTTGGAACTAAATAAATAAAAAATAACGATTTTAAAAACCAATAGTGTTATTACTATTATAAAACAAAAAAGATATGAACTCAAAAAGCGTATTAAGCAAAATATTAACTCTTTTATCTTTAGCAGATGAAAAGATGATACAAGCAAAAACAGATGACGGAACAATTTTACAATCATCTAACTTTGATGTTAACGATGATGTAATGGAAGTTGGTGCAGATGGTACAACATCTCCAGCAAAAGATGGTGAATATACTATTTCATTCACAACTCCAGAAGGTGCAGAAAGCACACAAGTAATTGATATTGACGGAGGTAAAGTTGCATCTATATCTGCTCCTGATGAAGCTGAACAAGTTAGCAAAGGAACAGATGAAGAAGAAATGGATGATACAAATGCTGATATTGAAATGTCAGATGCAGGTACTCCACAAGACCCAACTAAAGGTGACGCACAAAATAGAAAGGATATCAATTCAGTTCCTGGAAGTAAAGTAGCTGACACAAAACAATCTGATGTTAAGATGGCAAATGAATTCCCTGCAGCACCTAAAGGAGCTACAATGGAACCAGCACATGCTTTACCTAACACAACAGATGAAGACCCAAGAAATTCAATAGGCAATGATACGGATGACAAAAAAGACCCAATCATTTCATTAGAAGATATGCATGCAAGACTTGCTAAAATGGAAGACTATATGGGTAAGATTGCTGAGAAAATGGAAATGCCAATCAATCCTCCATCTGAAGAAGCAGGAAGCAATCAAGTTGCACCTTCTGCTAACACTCCAGTAGGTGTTACTCCAGCAACTCAAATGGCTGAAGTAGATGAAGAAGAGTTACCAAAATTAGATGGTGCTCCAGTTGAGCAAGGATACAAATTTAATTCAGAGGTACACAAACCATTAAACTATGGTAAGAGAGTAGGCGATAGCCAATCATCTTTCTTATCTAAACTATATAATTAATTTATTAAAAAAAACAAACATGAAAAAATTTCAAAAGTTTGCTGAACCTACAGTAACCAACACCACATATGCGGGTGAGGCAGCTGCACAATACATCGCAGCAGCGTTGTTATCAGCAAAAACATTGGACAACAAATATGTAACTATCATGCCAAACGTGAAGTACAAAGAAGTTATCCAAAAATTAGCATTAGACGGAATTGTACAAGACGCATCTTGTGATTTCGTAACTTCAGGTAGTGTAACTATCTCTGAAAGAGTATTAGTTCCAAAAGAATTACAAGTTAACTTACTATTATGTAAGCAAAACTTTGTAGCATCTTGGGAAGCTTTACAATTAGGATTTTCAGCATTTGATGAAATTCCAAAATCATTCAACGATTATTTAATCTCTTATGTTGGTGGTTATGTTGCACAAGCAACTGAGCAATCAATCTGGACTGGTAGTGCATCTACAAACGGACAATTCGGTGGTTTCGGCCCTGCATTATCTTCTTCTATTGCAGCTGCTACAGGTGTTATCGCTGCTAAGAGTGGTTCAATCGTTATCTCTGGTAGTATTACTGCAGGTAATGTATTAGACAAATTAAATTCTATTGTTGACACAATCCCTGCTACCGTTTATGGTAAAGAAGATTTGTTATTGTATGTTCCTACTAACGTGGGTAAAGCATACCAACAAGCTTTAGCTGGTGGTGCAGTAGGTGCTAACGGATGGAACAACCAAATGAACGTGGGTGACAAACCTTTCAACTTCAATGGTATTGAAATCGTAATGTGTCCAGGTATGGCATCTTCTACAGTAGTTGCAGCTCAAAAGTCTAACTTATTCTTCGGAACAGGTTTACTTTCTGACTACAATGAAGTAAAAGTAATTGACATGGCTAACATTGATGGTTCACAAAACTATCGTATCGTAATGAGATACACAGGTGGTACTCAAATCGGTATCTTGAGTGATGTAGTTTACTACGGAGCTTACTAAATATAACTAATTGGTCGGTGGGTGTAAAAAGCCCACTAACTAATTAAAATTAACTAAAATTAAAAACTAAGTATTATGGCTTGTAATTTAACCCAAGGTAGACAAGAAGTTTGTAAGGAAAGCATTGGTGGTTTACAGGGAGTTTATTTCTTAAACTTCACAACCGGCAGTTTCACTACAACTACTAACCCTACCACAGGACAGGTAAGTGTAACAGCTTTACCTAGTGGCTCAACAGTTTATTATTATGAATTGAAAGGCACAAGTGCATATACTGAAACAGTTAACTCATCTCGTGCAAATGGTACAACTTTCTTCAATCAACAAACAACTTTGAATTTGAAGAAATTGACTAACGAAATGAATACACAATTGAAGTTAATGGCATATGGTAGACCTCAAGTAATCGTTTGGACTAACAATGGTGATGCATTTGTTGCTGGTCTTCATTTAGGATGTGATGTAACTGCTGGAAGTATTTCAACAGGTGCAGCATTAGGAGATTTGTATGGTTATTCTATTACCTTAACAGGAATGGAACAATTACCTGCTCCTTTCTTATCTGGAAGCACAACAACAAATCCATTCGCAGGATTGAGTGCACAACCAACTATCGTATACTCTTAATTCAGTATAGGCATAAAAATATTAGACCCTACTCTTCGGAGTGGGGTTTTTTTGTTTAACCATATTTGAATTCAAAGATGTTATTACTATTAGATAAAACATAGATAATGCTAGCCTATTTCATCTCACAGAGCAACTCATACACCATTAGAACAGAGATAACTTCATCTAATGAGTATACAATGTCATTACAAAACATGTATACATTGGAAAATACTACTATGTCTTTAGTCTCTGCATCCTATACTCCATACGAAAGTTATATGTCTTTTACAGGCAGTATTGCATCAGCGAGTATAGGAACTGAATATCGTGCAACACTTTATAATAGTGGAAGTCTAGTGAGTGCTAGTTTATGGCATGGTTCATTCCAAGTCTACTCTCAATCAGTAGATGTTAAATATGAATACGAAAATCAAAATACACAATATATTTCTCATCAATCAGAGAATAGATACATAATATTGGACTAATATGAAAAAACAAGAAAACTTTGCAGTAGTAAATGTAAACACAAACCAACTGCCAATTATAACAGAGGATACGAGAACAAGATATTCATGGGTGCCATTTGGTGTTTATGGACATGATGACTTCTTTGATGCAATTATATCTGCATTAAATGTATCAACAACAACTTCTGCATGTGTAGAAGGTATTGCAGACTTAATATTTGGTAAAGGTTTATATTCTCACGACGAAGAATTTAATAAGGTATTACAAAAGATTATACCACAAGAAGAAATTAAAAGACTTGCATTTGATTTAAAGTTATTTGGTAATGCAGCATTTCAAGTATATTGGAATGATGACCATACACAGATAATTAAAATGTATCATATTCCAATTCAAACACTTCGTGCAGAAAAATTAATGGGAGAACCAAAAGTTCAAAACTATTTCTATTGTACAGATTGGAATGACCAAAGAAAGATTAAAGATAAAAAGAAAGTGCCTGTATTTGGAACTTCTAATGAGAAAATGGAAATACTTTATATAAAGAATTATTTTCCAGGCTTATACTACTATTCACTACCAGATTGGGTTTCAGCATTACAATATTCTATTTCAGAAGGTGAGATAAGTAACTTACATTTAAATAATATTACAAATGGTTTCTTACCTGCTGTAATGATTAACTTTAACAATGGAGTTCCTGCACCTGAAGAAAGAGAAACAATTGAAGACTTATTACAGGCTAAATTTACAGGCACAGATAATGCAGGTAGATTTATGTTATCGTTTAATGACGACCCTGCTAATAAACCTACAATTGATGTAATTAATATTGATAACTTACATGAGAAATACAAATATGTTGCAGAACATACACAAGAACAAATCTTAATTGCACATAGAATTACTTCACCTTTATTATTTGGTATTCAAACTGCTAATAAAGGATTTAGTTCTAATTCAGAGGAAATGATGACTGCATTTAGTATTTTACAAACGATGACAGTTAGTCCATTCCAAAATCTAATCTTAAATTGTTTAGATATGGCATTTACAGAAGTTGGATTTGCAGATACTAAATTATACTTTGACCAATTAACTCCTCTTGCAATTTTATCTGCACAGGCAAAAGAAACAGGCAAAACAACTGAGCAAGTTTCAACTGATACTAATAACGAATTAGAAAATCCTGCAACAACTGATGAAAATCAAGACCAAACAACACAGGATGCAATTCCTCCAACAACTACACCTGTAATAGACAAAAAACCTATACAAACTAGTTCAGCATTTTTTAAGAAAGAATACGAAATAATTAAACAATAAACTATGTCATACGCATTATTCATAACTAGAAACGATATTATAAAGAATACACCATTGCAAGGAGCAATTGATGCAGATGCTTTATTACCATTCGTAAGAACGGCACAAGATAAATACTTAAAGAATTTATTAGGTACAGTTTTGTTTGCATATATTCAAGCACAAATTACAGCAGGAACATATGATGCACTTTCTGTTTATTATTTAGATTTATTAAATGACCATATTAAAAATACTTTGATATGGTATTCTGCAGTTGAGTATCTACCATTTAGTTCTATTCAATTTAAATCTAATGGAGCAGTTAAACAGGCATCAGAGCAAGGTACTGCACCTGGTAAAAATGAAATAGATTATTTATTAGGTAAGTCAAAAGAGAATGCTGAGTATTATGCATTAAGATTACAAAACTATTTGATTGCATACTCTAATAATATACCGCAATACTTACAATCAGTAGGTAATCAAACACAAATATATCCTGATTTAACAAACCAATACTTTGGAGGAATTCAATTATAAGATATGGCATATCAATTTACACACCCATCTAATCAGCAAATAGCCCACGAAACAGGGACTAACTATACTCTGTATTATAATATTCTAAATTATTTTAGAACTATTATGAACAACCATCCAAGTATAACTGTTGTTTCGCAAGGTGATATTACTGAGGTTGACACACATGAGTTTCCAGCTTATCCAATCGGTAATGTAAATATTATTGATGCTAAGTTTGGTGCTTCGGTAACTAACTTTACAGTTCAACTAATCGTTGCTGATAAAATTAAAAATAAGAATAACGAAAGTACAGGAGTTCAAAATAATTTAACAATTCCTTTCTTTGGTGTAAATGATATGGTTGACATACATGCAAACACTTTAGCAATATTAAATGATTTAACATCTTATACGCAAAGAGGAGTAGCAGGGTTTGAGATTGATAGCGACATTGTTAATCAGCCATTTGCCGATAAGTTCAACAATGGGTTGGCCGGTTGGAGTACAACATTCACACTAACAACTCATAACGATAAAAATCGTTGTCTTTTTTTTTTAATTAATCCGTCGGGTAGTGGATATATTATACAAAATTGCAACACACAACAATATTATAAAGCAGTTTTAACTGAAAGTGGAAGTATAGGACAAGTATTTGCGACGAGATATTATCCGTTTAATGATGTAAACCTTACTACTTACTACGATTTGAATTGTTATAAGATAGTAGATACATTTAATGGTGAAAATGACTTTGATTTTGTCAATTTACCTATTTTGTATATACCACATGCTGATTTTGGAACTTGTGAATATTGTGATTTATGGATACACTCACAAAAATGGGGAACATCACCAGCACAATGGCAAGGATATTGGGGAGAAATTAGGCAATGGCAATATGTTTAAAAGATAAAATAAAAATAAATGAGTAGTTTAAATAATTTATACATTTCACAGAGTTATCAAGGTTTATTACACTTTGGTACAAATCAAACTGCATCTGCAACATTAGGAATAATTGAAGATGGTTTAGGTAATTCTTTGGGATTATATCTTAATAATAGCGGTGATTTAAAAACAACAACTTCTATTAGTTCTTCTTTAATTGAAACAACTAAATTAGTAGTTAAGAATAAAATTGAATTAACTGGTAGTGTTGATATATTAGGTAGTGTAACTGCAAGTAATGCTTACATAACAAATAATTTAATTGTAAGTGGAACTATTTCAGCATATCAAATAAATACTACCATAGAAAGTAGTTCTGTCATATTCTCATCTGGGTCTAATATTTTGGGAGATGCTACTAATGATACACAAACACTCAACGGAACTATTATAATGTCAGGAAGCAGTCAATTAACGGGCTCTATGGGTATTTCTGCTAACTTAAATGTATTAGGTAATATTTCTTCATCAACTTTAAGTGGTGTTGGAAATGTAACTGCATATTCTGCATCTGTAAATGGTAGATTAGTTTATTTAGAACAACCATTTAGTCAATCAGTTAATCAACAACTTATAAGTTTAGAAGTATATACTGCATCATTAAATGTAAATTTTGTTACATCTGCATCGTTTAATGCATATACTGCATCTACAAATGCTGACTTAAATAGTATTCATCAAACAACTGCATCATTAAATAATACTACTGCAAGTTTGAATGCATATACACAATCTAATAATACAAATATTTCAAATCTATCTGCATCTATTGCAACAAAATTTACATATACTCCAACGACAGGTAGTAATGCATTTGTAGGTGACCAATTTATAACAGGTGCTGTATTTATTTCAAGTAGTGCAGTAAATGATTTTAATGTAATTGGCGGTTCAATATTTAGTGGTAGTGTAAGAGGACAAGTTATAACATTAAATGTAGTATCACAAACTGCATCTATGGATTTAAGTTTAGGTAATTTCTTTTCATTAACTTTACCAACTTCATCTGTAACATATTTAAATCCAACAAATATTCAACCAGGAGAAACGGTACAATTATTAGTTAAACAACAAGCTACAACAGGTAGTATAACTTATCCAAATACATTATTATTTGCAACAGGGTCTGCTTATTCAGCATCTGTTAATCCAAATGCACAAGATATATTATCATTTGTAACATTTACTACATCATCTATTTATGCGGTAAGTATTAAAAACTTAGTTTAATTATGTATATACCAATAGCATATTGGCAACCAGGAGGACAAGGCACACCTCACATGCGAATTAATTGGTTTCATAATGGAGCAGAAACAATTAATTATTATTATGATGGAGTAGCTAAAACAACTCCTATTACAACAATAAATGCTATAACACCGGTATGCATGGATGCTACAAGTTATACAAATTTTCTTACGCAAAATGCTTATCCAGGAGGTGGAGCATATTTCTGTACAGCAACTCCAAGTGGTAGTTCAACTTGTTGTATAAATTGTTATCCGCAAACAGGACCTGAAGCATGGTATATAGATGTTAATTATCAAAATAATTTTGATATTGACATGGGTACATATTATTATAATTATATTGACCAAAAAGGTAATATAATAAATGATACATTAACTTTTGGTCAAACAAAAAGAATAATATCACAATCAAATCCATTATTTAGAAAAGAAACGCAAGCTGGTTTTACTTATGGTTCTAGAATTGCTTGGACGGTTATAAGTAAATTTCCAGGTGAAGTTTTAGCATATCCATATAAAGATATTCCTGCATTATATACAATGACATTAAAAAGAGCAACTTATGGTCAACCCAGTAGTCAGCAGTTTAATACTTATTTTTATAATAGTGCAAGTTTTTCTAATAATAATTGGGTAAATACAAATACAGGGTCATTCAGAACATATGTTAGTTCAAATATTGGAGATACATCTAGTATTATATGTGTAAATCCACCAATCGAGTCAAGTGCATTTAGTGCAAATGTTCCTAATGCATGGATTACATCCGTAATTCCTGTAATAGCACAATATAATATAAAATCTTGTATTTCTGCAGCTACATATTCTGTAAATTTACAAACAAGTGCATCTTATAGTGTTGGAACAATAATAAAAACTAATTCATCAGATTTACCTGGATGTTGGAGTATATTAAGTTTTACAAATTCTGGTTCTAGTTTGCCAAATTATACCACAACTGTTAGTTCAACATATACATCATGCATTGATTGTAACACAGGATATTTAAGTAGTTCAATTGCTATAACTAGCTCTTTAATAACTTTATATGATATCGCTTATACATCATCTTATAATGGTTCAGGAACTACAATATATGATTTAAGTGGTAATACTAATAATGGTACTATTGCAAATTTATCTTACTGGAATTATAATACATCATCTTTAGTAGCACCTACATTGGCAAAAAATACAGGTGGTGTTAATACGCAAATAGATTTACCTGAAATAAATGCAACAAATTATACATTATTATTAAGTTGGTATGGCCAAAATAGAATATTTAATATCTATGGAGTAGGTGCACCAATATTTTTTGATAAAGACCAAGACCCAGGAAATAATCAATATGGTATATCTTCACTTAGTAATGATAGTGCAGTAGTTGCTATTATTGATGGTACAAATCCAATAAATTTAAATGTAACTTCTTCAGCTACTTTAAATAAATGGCATATTTCACAAGTATCATTGAGTACTACCGGAACAGGCAGTTATTGTTTAGATGGTATTACAGGAAGTTATACAGGTAGTGGTGGTGGAATTGCTTTACAATTTAGCATATTAGGTGATACATTAAATCAATCAACTGTTGGATATGGAAGTGGTAGTATGTTCCAAGTTGCAGCTGTTTATACAAGTTCACTATCAACATCACAAATGCTACAAAACTGGAACTCAATGAAAGTTAGATATTAATTGTAATACTATGAAAACATTACAAGATGTAGCTAAAACATTTGCAAGTTTAGCATATAGAAATGTATCCACACCAGGATTACAAACATATGCTGTTGATACAGGTAATCTAAAAGATAAAGTAAAAGGATTTAATACTATTGATAAAATGATTACTCAGCGTAAATCAAAATCACCTACCAAATTAAGTGCAGAAGCGGGAACTGTAGCATATCAATTTGCACCTCCAGGAGCAAAGTATGGTAAATGGGTTGAGTGGGGTACAAGAAATATGAAACCTAGACCATTTGCAGGTGATGCTGCAACAGACCCTGAATTACAAAAAGTCATACAAGAATATCAATTATCTTTGACTGCACAAGTTGGTGCACAAGCAGCAAATCAAGTTTCTAAATCGGTAGCAAAGATGTCTGCAAGAGCAAAAAACAAATAGTGTCAATTACAATGTAGATTTGAGATGTTATTAATAGAAAGGAATTTTAATTATGTCTCTTTCAATAACTCAGACACCCACATTAGTTAGTTTAGCACAATCACCAATGCCATTTACTTTGGCAGAGAGTAATGCACAACTATTAACTTCATCTTCATTTCAATATGTAGGTGAATTATATTATTGGCAAGGTTCTCCTTTCCAATCTTCTTCTGCAGCAAACTATACAATAGTAAAATACCCAAACACATCTGGTGTTGGTATCTTTGATGTTTCTAAAATAATCAATTCAACTTTAACTGACTTAGCATATACTAATACATCTAATGTAATGTATTATGCAGTAGACTTTTATTGGCAATGGTTAAACGGAACAACATATACTTCAGGGTCTCATGTCAAATCATCTACATATAAAGCATTAGATGGTTATGGTTTAATGGGAACCGATTTAGTAGGATATCCAATTGCATCAGGTAGTATATTTTGGCCATTGATGACTGCAGGAGCAGTAACACAATCTTATTTATCTACAAATGGTGGATATGGTGGTGTTTATGTTGGTGTAAGTAATACAACTCAACCAACTAAAATAACTTATACAAATTCATTAGGTGCAACAGGTGATTATACTTTAACTACAAATGTATCATCATCAGGACAAATTGCAACTTATCCAGTAGGGCCTACGGCACCTGGGTTTCCAATTTCTGTATCAAATGCATTATTTTATAAAGTACAAGCTTTTAATGGTGCAACACCTGTTGGAAATTCTGTCAAATATGAATATGAATTGACACAGAAGTATGAAAATGTAAGAGTAATGTATAAAAATAGATTTGGTCAATTTGACTATATGAATTTATATATGCAGAATAGAAAATCATTTAATGCAACTAAAAGAAATTATCAACCACAATTAGGTAGTTGGAATGCTTCTACATTATCTTATAATACTTACGATAGTAATAATAAAGTTTATATAGTAGATGCAAATCAAAGTATATCAGCAAACTCAAACTGGTTGTATGAAGAACAAAACGAAGCAATTAAACAATTATTAATATCTGATGAAATTTATTGGGTATGGGATGAGACAAACAATTATGTAAGACCATTAAACATTATAACTTCTAATATACAATTTAAAACAGGAGTGAATGATAAACTAATTCAATATCAATTTGATTTTAATTTTGGTCAATCATTTAAACTTATATTCTAATGGGAGTTATATCTACTCAAAATATTACATATCGTATTGTTGCGGATGGTACACAATTGGATGTATTTCAAGATGAGGATTTACAAATCAGTAATAATACAACTCAATTATTTGATTTAGGAACATTACCGGCATCATATACAAAAAACATTACATTACCAGGCTCAAAAATAAATAATGCATTCTTTGAGCATATGTATGATATTTCAATTGTCAATCCATATCTTTTTGCAACCAATGTTAAGGTGCCATGTTATTTAGACTTTAATGGAATTTATTTAGTGAATGGATATCTGCAACTGAATAAAGTAAATATGTATGAAAATAAAGCAGTGGATAGTTATGAAGTTACTATGTATGGAACACTATCATCTTTAGCTAGAGATACATCAAATGCATTTATTACCAACTTAACTTCATTAGCACAATATAATCACACATCATCAGTAACTAATATTTTAGATAGTTGGAATAATAATCTTTTTAGTGGAGATATAGTTTATCCAATGGCTG